ATCATCAACTGGAAAAACACTACGAATAACGCGTACGACGGTGAGAAGCTTCACGTGCTGTATATCGACGAGGCGGCTAAGATGGAGAAGCCGGCCGACATACGTGAGATGTGGAGGATAGAACGCACGTGTCTTATCGTGGGTAGGAAAGTCGTGGGTAAGGCTTTGGTGGGGAGTACCGTCAACCCCATGGATAAGGGGGGTAGCGAATACAAAGCTTTGTGGGAGGACAGCGATACGTACAGACGCAACGCTAATGGACGCACAGCCACAGGTCTCTACCGCATCTTTATCCCCGCCTACGAAGCCTTAGAGGGCTTCTTCGATATCTACGGGAACCCGATTGTAGATACCCCTGAAAAACCTGTTGTGGGTATCGACGGGGAAATGATACATATCGGTGCAAAGGAGTACCTGAAGAACGAACGCGAAAGCCTTCGTCATGACGCCAAAGAACTCAACGAGCTTATCAGGCAGTTCCCGTTCACCGAAGAGGAGGCTTTTAGAGACAGTATAGAGGGGGCGCTGTTCAATATCGGTAAGATATATCAGCAGGTAGACCATAACGACAACCTGTTCCCTCACCCCGTCGTCAAAGGCAACTTCGTGTGGGTAGAGAAGGACAAGAAGGTCGGGTTTTCCCCCGACCGCCATGGACGGTTCCATGTGGCGTGGATGCCCCCAGAAGACATGCGCAACGTGGTGTCAACGAATAGGGGCAAGAGGGTAGCCCCGTTCCCTATGTACGGGGTTGGGGGTGTCGACAGCTACGATCTTGATGCTACTGTTGATGGGAGGGGGTCTAAGGGCGCTATGCACCTGTACAACAAGTTCAGCATGAAGGACGACGTCCCCTCTAATATGTTTGTTGTGGAGTACGCCTCACGCCCCGATATGGCTCGTATATTTTACGAAGATGTACTTATGTGTGCTTTCTTCTACGGTTACCCCCTGCTCATAGAGAACAACAAGTACGGGATCGTCAGGTACTTTGAAGACAGGGGCTACGACGGCTACGTCCTTGACAGGCCTTCACACCTCACCAACAACACCTTGAACTCCAAGACCAAGGGTATCCCATCTAGCGCCGACGTTATACAGGCTCACGCGCAGGCTATAGAGTCGTATATACACGAGCACGTAGGGGAAAACGTAGAGACAGGCGTTATGGGGAGAATGTATTTCAACAGGACGCTAGAGGACTGGATAGGCTACGACATCAAAAAGCGTACTAAGTTTGACCTTACGGTGAGCAGTGGACTGGCTCTTTTAGGGGCTCAAAAAACCAAAGAGGTAAAGAAGTCTGAGTTTACCGATAAGACCTTCTTCAGGCGGTACAAACCCACAGAATACCACAGATGATTTTGTACATATATTTGCGTTAATTACACGCGAATATGCAAGGTAATACGAAATCATCAAAGTTCCCCGACCCGCTAGCCCCCAAGGAGGAGAAGAACACAGTAAGCTATGGGCTGAGATATGCGAAAGCTATAGAGGCTCAGTGGGGGGAGTTTGATCATACGGACTCGCTGTATAGAAAGCGACAGTCTGTGTTCGATCGTTGTCGTTCGTACGCCAACGGCACGCAGTCTACTACTATATACAGGAAGCTGTTGACCTCGTTGGACCCTAACAACAGCGACGGTAGCCTACTCAATCTGGACTTCACCCCAGTACCCATCATCCCTAAGTTCGTCAAGATAGTAGTCAATAAGATACTGTCTAAGAGGCCTCGACCCAATATCGAGGCCATAGACCCTTTGTCCACCTCGGAGAAAGACAGGCGCAAGAAGAAGCTAGAGGTCATGGTGGAGAACAAGCCCGCCCTGAAGGCTTTGAAGGACGGCGCCGGAATAGATGTCATGCAGGGGGAGGAGGTCCCCGACACCAAGGAGGAGGCAGAGATCTTGCTCGGCGTCAACGTCAAGACGCAGGCAGAGATAGCCGCTCAGATAGGCTCAGACCTTACGCTGCGGTGGAACAACTTCTCTGACAATACTTACCGGAGGTGCCTTGACGACCTTGTGACGTTGGGTATGGGTGTTGTCAAGCGCAGCAACGACCCCAGCTACGGTATCGTAGAAGAATATGTTGATCCTGCTCGCTTTATACACAGCTACACCGAGGACCCCAATATGGATGACCTCGTGTATGCTGGGAGTATCAAGACGATATCTATCGAGGAGCTTAAGCGCTTGGCTGGTGACGACTTCTCTGATGAGGAGTACAAAGAGATAGCTAAGTTTGCTAAGGACAGAAAGGGCAACGACAGTAGCAAGTTTACTCAGAGCTACTACGATCAGTACTTGAACAGGAACGTCTATGGGTACGATGAATACATGATCGACGTCATAGATTTTGAGTTCATATGTATTGACGATATGAACTTTGAGGAGAAGGAGACGAAGTATGGGAACAAGGGGTTCTACTACAAGGGGTACGACTACAAGCCACCCAAGAACAGTGTGTATGAGCGCACCCCTCACAAGCTGCGCATAGGCACTATATACGGGGGCACGAAGATCATAGGTATGGATAAGATCTACGGGTATGGTCAAAAAACCAACATCCCAAAGAATATCCACGACCTGTCTAAGGTTAGGCTGAGCTACTCTGCCGTGTGCACCAACCTCTATCGTATGATGCCCAAGAGCATGGTTGATAGTATCATCGGCTTTGCTGACCTTATACAGATTACCCACCTCAAGCTGCAGCAGAGCATAGCCAAAGCCAAGCCTGACGGTATCGTTATCGACATAGAGGGCTTGGAGAATGTACAGCTCGGTAAGGGGGGCGAGCTCCAACCGCTCGACCTTCACGATATATACGAGCAGACGGGGGTCTTTTACTACAGAAGTAAGAACCCTGAGGGTGGCTTTGAGAACCCGCCTGTCCGTCCTATAGACAACAGGATACGTAACATCAACGAGCTTATCGGGTTGTACAACCACTACCTCAATATGATACGCGACGCTACGGGTATCAACGAGATGATGGATGGGACGACACCCAAGGGTGACACCCTCGTTGGGGTACAGCAGAACGCCATATCGGCTGGGAATAATGCTATCTATGACGTCACTAACTCGTCTATGATCCTGTACAAGAAGGTCGTGGAGGATATCGTCAAGTGTCTTCAGATACTGCCCGTGGACTCTGTTATATTCAATACGTACAAGAACGCTATAGGGGAAGAGAACATGAAGGTGTTGTCTTCTTTTAGAGACCTCCCTATGTACAACTTCGGGGTCGTCGTCGTAAAGGACATGAATGAGGAGGACAGGATGTATCTAGAGCAGAATATACAGGTGGCTTTGGCGCAGAAGGAAATAGATATCGAAGACGCTATAGCCATACGCAATCTGCATGACGTCGATCAGGCGGAGCGACTACTTGTTGTTCGTCGCAAGAAGCGTATCAAGCAGCAGCAGGAGATAGCCGCTCAAAACTCACAGATGCAGGCAGAGGTAGCTACGAAGAGCGCTCAAGCCACCTCTGAGGCTAAGATAAAAGAGCTGCAGGCTGAGTATGAGCTCAAGCTTCAAGAGCTTGAAGCGAAGATGGCTGCCGATATGCAGGTTCAGGAGCAGAAGTATCAGTTTGAGATGCAGCTGGAGCAGATACGCGCTCAGGGTAAGATAGATACGTACAAGGAGGACAAGTCGTTCCGCAAGGAGCTTGAGACGTTCAAGGAGGACAGAAAGGACGACAGGGTAGAGAAGGAGGCGGTGCAACAGAGCAAGCTCATCTCTCAGCGTCAGGGTACGCGTGGGGAGCTTACTGACGCGCAGCAGATACAAGCAATACAACAAATCATAGAATAATGGCTGTACTTAATTTAGATATAGCTCAAAGACTTGACATCGTTTGTCGCAAAGGAGACACGTTTGAGTTTAGCTTTGACGTTGGTGACTCTTTAAGCTCGTTGACTGGCACTTGGACTATGGAGGTGCGCCCTACAGAAGACGCTGATCAAGCTGGAGATATTATTCTCTCTCTCAGCGCTTCGAACCTTCCTTCAGGTGTTATAACACTCACTGGGACAAATGCTCAAATGGGTGCTTTGGTAGCTGGTTTGTATGTTTACGATATACAGTTGAAAACCGCCACTACTACAAAGACATACCTGTATGGTACTTTTAAGATCAACGATGATATAACGACAGTATAATGGCTGATATCGTCATTGTACCCAACACGGACAATCCTGTACAGGTCAATGTCTCTCAACAGACACAGACGATATCTGTGTCAGTGCCTGACATCAATGTTGTGGATGTCAGTGCTGGTCTTACTGTAACCATAGAGGGTAATGGTGGTGGTTCGTCTACCTTCCTTGGGCTGACGGACACACCGTTATCATATATAGATCAAGGCGATAAGTTCTTGGCTGTAAATACAAACGGAACGGCTGTTACTTTTGTTGATGCCCCAACAGGTGGTGGGGATGTCACATCACTAAGCCTTACTGATACCCCAGATGGCTATGGCGATGAGGGGCAGGTGCTTGCCGTTAATGGCGGCTTGGACGGTCTTGCGTGGTCCTATAAGGTGTCTACTTTGAACGACCTTTCAGGCGCTATTACGTTAACTGAAGGAAACGACAACATTGTTATTACTCCTTCTGGTAGCAATATAAGCCTAGAGGTTAAGCCTCAGCAGGTAATAGAGAACGTGAAGAACGTATCTGGGGGGGTTCTTGCTAAGGGTACGCCCTTGCATATAACGGGCAACGCTGGGAACACATCGGAGGTTATTGCTGCTAATGCCAACGCATCAGATCCTAAGTCCTGTCACTTTATCCTCAATGAAGACCTTGTCGACGAGGAAGAGGGAGAAGCTATAGCTATAGGCTTTATAAACAACGTAGAAGTTGGCTCTGGTAATGCAGTTAACTTCTCGGCAGGCGATGAGGTATGGCTTGCTGATGGTGGTGGGTATACAACTACACGCCCCACGGGTAGCGGAACGCTTGTACAAAAGATAGGTGTTATACTCAAAGTGAACACAAACCAAGATACGATCAGTGGTGTCATATTCGGTACGTTCATCGAAGAGCATCTCCCTAATCTTAGCTCAGGTTATACATGGAGGGGTGACGCTAATGGCTATCCTATAGAATATAACCTTGACGCTCTTATAGCTCGTGTAACTGCCAATGAAGGTGATATAGACGCTAACGACACTGATATTGCCCTTTTACAGTCAGCTGACATTACCCTTCAGGACAACATAGACGCTGAGGTAGCAAATAGACAAGCGGCTGACACCAACCTAAACACGTCTATCATAGCCAACGCCAACTCTATCAGCGCTATAAAAGATAGGGTGTTTTACCAAGACACTGGTGGGGATGACAAGGTTACTTTAAAGCCGTCCGACGCTACAGTAAAGATCGACATTGACGGGAATGGCGACGTTATAGAGTTTACTGCTAATGACGTAAAGTCAACAACCATATCGTCTACTGGTGTTAGCACCAAAGGTTTGACGATAGATAACGGCTCAAACCCCTTCACTTTACCGACAGCTGACGGCAGTTCCAATCAGGTGTTGACTACTGACGGATCGGGTAATGTTACATGGGATACTAAGGCTTTCCCTAACGTATCTATAGCTGGTCTTGCTGCGGCTGGTGACCACGATATCAACGCAGACAAGTGGTTTTTTGGGACTGGGGCTACCTCGGCGGGTAAGCTCAT